CGGGGCATCGGGTTATACGATTGCTCCTGGCACTCCGAAGGGTGACAACTATTGCTCTCGCTCTGCTGGTATCAAAACGGAGACGCATTCTCCGAATTGGTTCGCAAGGGCGTTGTGGTCTTGTAAGGGATCCAAGAGCGCAGACAAGAGGCCGTTCTTTGGAGAGATTGATCTGCCGTAAGATGCTCAGCGAAACCAAAGAAATCAAACTCTATAAGCTCCGCAACAATGTCGGGCAGATAGAGGGGCTTCCCAAGAACCCAAGGCTCATCCGGGATGACCGCTTCCACAAGCTCGTCCAAAGCCTCAAGGATGACCCAGAGATGCTCAAGCTTCGGGAACTTATCGTGTTTCCTTTGGAGGAAACATTCGTGGTCATTGGGGGCAATATGAGGCTCAAAGCCTTGAAGGAATTGAATTACGATTCGGCCCCCTGCAAGGTTCTATCCGCAGACACGCCTTTGGAGAAACTAAAGGCCATCGCCCTGAAGGACAACTCGGCCTTTGGGGATTACGATTACGATGCCTTGGCAAATGAGTGGGATGCTCAACTCTTGGCCGATTGCGGTATAGATGTCTGGCAGATGCCCGAAGAGATTGAAAAAGAGTTGGAACAGGAAGAGGAGAGGAAGGACAACGCTAAGGCTCAGAAGATTATCCTCCGATTTAACAAAAAGGAGTTTCTCTATGTGAGGGATGAACTTTTATCTTTGGCCGAAACCTTTGAAGAAGCGGTTGTTTACCTCCTAAAAAAACACAATGGCCAAAATAACGATTGAGTTTGACACGAACAACGAGCAGGATATGGTCAATTACAAGAAGGCCATGCTTGCCCCTGCGATGTACCTCGCCTTGGCCGAACTTAAACACCACACCTTCAGCGATGAACCAGAGATGCAGGAGCGAGTTGAGTCGGTGCTGACCGATTTTAAGATTGAAATGGATGACCTTTACGATGACCCACTCTTAACCTAACCTATGATAACGAAACACAGCAAGAATGTTCACTCCGTGGACTGCGGTAGAGAGCAAGAGTTTCTCCTCATCTCCGACCTCCATTGGGACAACCCCAAGTGCGACCGTGAGCTGTTGAAGAACCATTTAGAAGAAGCAAAGAGAAGGAATGTCAAAGTCATCGTCAATGGTGACTTTTTTTGTTTAATGCAAGGCAAGGGCGATCCACGCAGGAGTAAGGATGACATTCGCCCAGAACACAACAATGGACGGTACCTGGACTCCATCGTTGATACAGCCGTGGAGTGGTTCAAGCCGTATGCCGACATCATCCTTTTGGTGGGCTATGGCAACCACGAAACGAGTATCATCCATCACCAAGAAACCGACATCCTGCAACGCTTTGTCGCTGTCCTCAACCATTCCTGCGGTAGCAAGGTGGAGATAGGAGGCTATGGGGGCGTTATTGATTTCAAGATGCATTACGACTCATTGCACACCAGCAATTTCGTAACACATTATTATCATGGGAGTGCAGGGGGAGGAATTGTCACCAAGGGAGTAATTTCAGATCAGCGGATTCTCGCTATGGTGGAAGGCTATGATTGCACCTGGCAGGGCCACGTTCACGAACTTTATTACCACCAAAACATAATTCACCGCTATGACCGGTCAACCAAAATGCTGCTTCAAAAGCCTGTTCATCAAGTGCGCACGGCAACGTACAAAGAAGAATGGGCAGACGGTTATATGGGCTTTCACGTTGAACGTGGAAGAGGCCCGAAGCCTTTGGGAGGCTATTGGATGAAGCTTAAAGTGGAGCGAGAGAAGTCCAAGAATCGGCGTGGGCCGGAAGTCCAGGTCTTCGCCACATTCACTCCCTGCGACCGATTCTATTAATGGAAAAAGCCCGCTTTCGGCACCCTAAAGCCTACTCACGGGCATTCCAATGAAAACCACAACCCTAAAAGTGGTGTGACAAATATAGGGATTATTTCTTAAACAAAGTAGAGCCAAGCAATGCACTCCCGATTATTGCACTTACTCTGTAAATGCGCCCGTTTTTTCTTTCTTGCGCCCACTTTTCCTTATAGGCCAAAGCCAAACTGTCCTTCGTGGCAATGGCCTTGACGCAAACCGAGTCCTTGGCCTTGTATGCGATCAGCAGGGAGTCATAGGTTCTAAGCAGAGAGTCCCCAATCCCCACTTGCATCGCAAGCAATTTACCGACCTCCTGGCAGGAGTCAAGCATCAAGGGGACATACGCCTCCACCCATATTGTTTCAGGCTCTTCATAAGCCTCTATGAGCCTCTCACGCCATTTGATTTGGGTCTTTACAATCTCTTGCATTATCGTGTCTCTACGGGTCTGTAAAGGGGCCACACGATGCTCCAAGGAGTCAATGACGCATTGTTGCTTGTCAATGATTTGCCGAGGAGAGTCCTTCATCGTGTAAATGAGGAAACCAAGCCCTATGGCGATGGGCAGGACAACGAACAGGATGCCCCGGTAGGGGATGTGGCCTTTGTCGTTAACAGCCATCGTCTTCGGGGAATACCCGAATTATCTGCCCATCCTCGTCAGGCTCCTCGGTGGTCTCGTAAGGCTCCAGGTGATCGCCAAGCGACTCTGCACCGGTGTCCTCGTAGAGTTCAACATAATCGGTCAAAGCCTTAACCATTGTCTCCTTAATGGTCTGCCCTGTTTCTTCGGCTAAGTCCTCAATTTTGCTCAAGAGTTCAAGGTCAATCTCAAAACGGATTTTTACGGTATTGTTCTCCATCTTATTCAGCATTCAAAATTACTTGCGTGCAGCAGAATAGGCAATAGCGGCAATCTGACTCTTACTTCGCTTCTTGCTTTTAGGCTTGGACTTGTTGGCTTTTGTAAGCTCTTTGATGTTTTTGGAGACGGCTTTTTGGGTGGCTTTTTTCCCATAACCCTTGGCTTTAGTGAGTGGCATAATGAATCGTTTTGTGGTTCAAATATAATTAAGCGGGTTGGCCTTTGGTGAGCAGGTCGTAGAACTCGTTGAACTTGGCGATGCGGTCATCCAAGCCGATGATGCCTCCGTTTATCTTGCTCGTGATTCGGGTAATCGTTGCGAGATCGGAGCCTTTGTCGGCAAGGGCGTTGAGTTTACGGCTATGCCAGAAGTAACCAGCCGATAGCATTGCATACCTCCCGGCCACGAGTTCGGGGTTCTCCAAGAGGTCTTCAGGGACGAGTTTGTCAAGTTCGGCGTAATTGTCCTTGAAGGTGGTCATAATGTACCCACGGCCTCGGTATTTCCATCCATCCCCAAGTTCGGTATTGCCAAAGCGGTTCGCATAGACCTTGTTGGCTATGGCGATGTAATCCCTTGCGTATAACTTGGCCGTGTCCTTGTTGAAATGCCTTGGGAAGACCTTTAAGAGCCGTGAGGCGGAGTAATTAAGGTTCTCCTTGGTCGTGGTGAAGTTGGCCGATTCGTGGGCCGTTTGAGCGAAGAAATGGGCAATCCGAAGGTCGGTATTAATAGAAAACCGCTCCTGTATTTCAAGGAAGCGGTCTATAACGAGCTTGGGGACTCTTGGGGAAAGGCGTTGCTCAAGACTCATTGCCTTTGGATTCAACTTTCTTATGGAAGTAATTGGAGAGCGTTTCCACGACCCTCAAACCGCTGAAGCCAACAAGGAAGGCCATAGCGAATTGAGCGGATTCAAGTTCAATACCAAGGAAGGTGATAGCGAGAGGGGTAAGGTAATTGGCAGACAAGGTTCCTGCGAGGATGGAGAAGAGTTGGGTGCGTAAGGATGCTCCCTTTTGTTTTCCTACGAGGACGAGGCTTCCGAGAAAGCCTCCTACGGACATCCCGACATTAATGCCGAGTTCCGTCAATGCCTGCTTGATATCCATTACAAGTAAGTGTTGAGGGTGGACAAGAATGCTGCTGCCGTGGTTCCCAGGGCCACAAGGTCTCCATTGGTCACGAACATAGACTCGTCCAGGCCACCAGACAAGTAAATGCGAACCTTTGTGGTGCCGTCCGTTCCGTCAAGCTCCGTGGAGATAATGTCCCGATAATTAAGGAAATATTGCCTTCCGTCAGCGTATGTGAGCTGTAATTGAGTTGAGCCGAAGGTTCTTGCGGTTAAGGTAGGTAGTGCCATAGTGCGTCAAATTTATTAAAGAATGGGCGAATTTTTATGGGGTGGTGAGGGTTTGGAGTTCAGCGTTCGTAAGGCGATTTGGGTAGAGCGCAGCAGCACGGATGCGGTCGTTGAAGAATCCACCTTGAGTAGATCCCGATACAGCGGATGGGCCGTTACCGACATGAACGAAATTAACGCTACTTGCCCAGGTTGGAATGCCACTTGGGTTTGTTCCTATTATTGTTCCATTGATAGCGAGAACACTTCCGCTTGAGCCATAAGCCATAGCGATTTTTGTTATACCCGTAACGGTTGAACTTGCCGTTATATCTTGACTGGTTCCGGTATTTGAGCGTATTCTTGCAAAAATCCGATTTGAAGAATTTATTTGAATGTTAGCGAAATCGGTTGTATTTGAATTAAGAGAAACCCCCAAAATACTTTTCGCCACACTTAACGCTCGCAAATCCACCTCAGCATACATCGTTCCCTCGGTCTGCCCGATTAAAGAACTCACGCCAGTCTTGGTTATCACATCCGCAGCACGAGTAATGGCCACGGTGGTGGTGGGGATGTAGGAGGTGGCAACCGAGCCTGTTTCAAGTTGTGCGCCCCAAGCGTATAAAGAGCGAGCAATTACCGAAGACGATTGCTGAATCCTGATGTTTGCAGTTGCACTCGCAGCAGCCGTTCCCGAAGTCCCCGTAACCCTAACTCTCCACCAACCATTTCCATAGTCCTGAACGCTACCTGATACAGTACCACTCGTTCCTGTTCCTGCCGTTCCAATCAAAGAAAAAGTTGCCGCACCAATGTTCGTGGGGTCAATGACTGCCCTAATCTCAAAATCATTTGGAGCAGCAAGATTGTTTTCAAATCTTAATAACACTAATTCTCCTGTCAAAAATGTATTATTTTTAATGAAAACAGAATAAGTATATGTGGTGCTATTGGATGATGCTATGGTTTGGAAAACACGGCTTGACGTATTTGCGGTGTAATTTATTTGGTCAGCGGTTAAGTTATTATCTGGCGATGAAATAGTATTTGCCGTTACTGTTGCATTGCTTGTTCCCCAAGGAGATGTGCCAATCGCCTCACTCTGCAAAGCCAAATTCGTTGCACTCGGCTCCACCAACAGCGAAGCACACCCATTCGCCGCTCCACCGAGGGGATAATCAAGACGAGGCACATTGTCGTTCACGAGTTCAATAAAGCCATCGGCATTGACTCTCGTGGAACGATTGGCCGTGGGCGTGGTGGCACGAGTAACCGTGAAATCGCCTGCCCCTGTTTCGGGAATTTGGCTGTAAAGAGTGCCATCCTTTATGACATACGGGATGTTTAGGAGAGAAGGAGTGGACATATCTTAGGTTGTGAGGGTTGCGAGTTCGGAATTTGAAAGACGGTTGGGGTAGAGGGCAACGGCCCTACATTTTTGGTCAGGCCTGCCCGAATAGTAAGCACCAGGCCCAAAAATCAAAGAACTTAATGCGCCACTAAAGGTAAATACAGTTGTATTAGTTGACCCCACTTGTGCGCCATTAATAAATAAAGCGGTATCACCTGATTTGTATGCAAAAGCAATTTTTACAAAGCCCGTCTTTACAACTGTATCCTCAACATAGAACCCCGTTCCACTTGCTATTACTGTGCCTCTATACACATTTGTGGCAATTTTCGTGATGGCGACTGCATTTGTATTGCTTTGATTTATACTAATTATGTCTTGCACACCGCTTGCCAAAGACTCGCCTTCCCAATAAATCGTTCCCTCGGTCTGCCCGATTAACGAACTCAGGCCCGTCTTGTTTATGACATCCACAGCACGAGTGATGGCCTGGGTGGTTGTGCGAATGTAGGAGGTGGCGACCGCCCCTAACTCATATTGGCTGCCAAAGATGTATATGCCCGAAGTCCCATCGCCTCCAAAGTCTGCGGTGCTTTGAGTTGATTGAATATTAACACGGACAATCTCGTTTGCGACTGAAACCGCTTTTGAAGCAATGCAACGATACCATCCATTGCCGTAAGATTGAATTGAAGAAACAATACCTGAATCGGTTGCACTAACCACTCCTGTGGCAAGGTTAAAAACAGCACCCGTTCCACCTATCCGAAGCCTTGCAAACCCATATCCTGCGGCTTTAAGAAAAATGGAAAAAGTATAACTTCCAGCCGCAGAAACAGTTGTTTGGTCAACTCTGTGTTGGGTAACCGAGGTATTTGCAACAATCAAGTCAGCAACATTTGTGCCGTATGGGTCAAGGGTTGCGGTTGTATTCAAGACGCTTCCGCTTCCAAATGCAAGCAAACCAACAGGACTCCAAGTGGTCCCGAAATTCTCGCTCTGTAATGCCAAGTTCTCCGCACTCGGCTCCACAAGCAACGCAGGACACCCATTTACCGCTCCACCGAGGGGATAGTCAAGACGAGGCACACCATCATTCACTCGCTCAATGAAGCCAAGCGAATTGACCCTCGTGGAAAGATTATTCGTAGGACTTGTCGCACGAGTAACCACAAAATCGCCCAAGCCCGTTTCGGGGATTTGGCTATAAAGAGTCCCTGCTTTAAGACGATAAGGGACATTCAAAAGAGAAGGGGTGGACATTTTAATTTGGATTTAAGATTGAAAAACGGGTTAAGATGCAATTATAGGAAACAACCTCTTTCACGATAGCACTATCGTTGTCGCACCGCTGATTGAAGTACCAAAAGTCGGCATAATCCTCCGTGGCCGTAGGTACCAGGGGAGGATTCAACTCGTATCGGAAATACCGACCGCAAGTGCTTGCGAGTTCGGGAGTCAAAGCAGAATTGGCCTTGGCACGATCAAGAAAATTCGCCCATATCTCAAACCAAAAGAGTTGATTCACCATCACGCCCTGCAAAGCGGCCAGGAACGCTCCAATGCTGCTCCCAATGGCAACGAGTTCGGATTCAGAAACCGACAACACATTGTCAAGCGTGCCGTGCAAATAGATGTAAACCTTGGGGTCTAAGTTCGTGGGGTCATACTCAAAGGATATTAAATGGGCATAGGGGACATAATAGACCTCCGAACCACTATAATTCAAGGTCAAGAGCCTCTGCCCGAACGAAAACGATGTGAGCCTTTGAAGAGCCATTAAAGCGACATTAAGTTCAGTTGGGCGTTAATGATGTCAATGGGGTCTGTGCCACCTTTCTGCTCAATGTAAATCTCGTACTCATGCGCCCCTTGGGAAAACAACTCCAAAGAGATGGAGTGAGGGTTAGGTGAACTCAAATGGACGGACACTTTTGTTGTTTCGTCAATAACGCCATCCTTTGCGATGTAGAAATAGTATTCCTTGCTGTTTGGGCCATCAAAATTAACCATAGCACTCACACGATAAGCAATAGCCGCATCGCCATTCCAACTCACGGAGGGGCTTGACTCAAAGGCCGTGTTGTATGCCCCCTCAAGAACCAATGCCATTGTATAGGTCAACTTTTCGGGAGTGTTAGCAGCGGCAGGGGTGAAAGTCGCAGGGGTCTTTGAAGAAACACTCACATAGCCTCGCTCGGCAAGCAAGACGGTAGAATCTGATAAGGCTCGGAACAAATCGCCAATACGCTTTGCGGTATTCGCTCCGATATTCGTTTCAGTACGAACGACATTGGAAGAAGCATCCAGGCTGGCCCTTGTTTCTATTGGCATGGTTTAAGGTTTAAGACACAAATTTAACAAGGTTCTTCGGTGTTTAGGCAAGACGCATCGCCAATCACCTCAACCTCCAAATCCAAGGCAATCATATACAAGGCCGTGTCCCACACAACCTTCGCCCCCTCAAACTCGGCATCAAGGTTCTCCTTGATAGAGTAATTGGCTGTGATGGAGGTGACATCAATGCTCACCGCACCGACAGTCGTGGCCAAAGCCTCGTACATACCGCTAATCTTGCTCTGAACGAGCGATGCGACCTCGTAAGGACGCTTGCCCTTACGCTTGCCGATAATCACCAAGGTTAACGGATAAACGATGCGGAGCAGGTCCTGACACCCAATAAAGTTGTTCTCGTCCGTAACCTCTGAACGCTCCTTTCCATTGTAACGGATGTAGGCAATGCCCTCGCTCCAATCGTAATCGTCCACAACGTGCTTGTAATCGCCGTTGTTGCAGTAAATGGCCGGGATAATCTTGCCGTCCCTATCGGGTAACAACTCAGCAAAGCCCGTGTGCCTCACCAACTTGTAAGCATTCAAGCGAGTGAATATCTCGTCAATAACTTGGGTCGCTATCATTAATTCAGTCGGAAAAGCTTACTTTGAAACAATTTAGCAAAAGTACGAACAAATGCAATGCGCTCCGAAACAGAAAGCTTGAATATGTCTTTGCCCGTATATCCTTCAGCGAATGTTGCTTTAACGATATTAATATCACCATCAGGCCCAGCCTTGGTCGTAATCTCGGAAACAAAGTTCGGGCCTCCAAACATAAACGGGGAGCCTTCGCTTCGCTTACGCAATATCTTAAACTCGTTCCTCAATGTACCCGTAAACTCTAAATCCCATTCCCTTGTCTGCAACCCGTATCTTGCCCTTAACTCTATGTAAGGAAGAAAATCACCACGCCTATAATCTTTTTTCTCGTATCGTGAATAATTCTTTTTCATTATACTCATATCGGCGGCAAGGTGTTTATCGTGAATCCTGCTCACCATACCTTCCTTGCCGTTATGAGCCTCCTCTGCCGCCCCCTTCAAGGCGTAAAGCCTCGCTTCGGGCAAACGACTAACTTGCCCCTCTAACTTACGGATATAGTCTTGAATGGTCATCGCTATGGAATGCGAGAAGCCTGCCTAACCCTCTGCCTGCACGAAAAACAACCATCCTCTGGCAGGTTCGCCTGCTCAAAGTATCGTTGCATATATTGGTCGTATTGGGCTTGGTAATAGTTGGACAGCTCTTGGTTCATATCCCGGTTAAAGACAATCACGCCATTCAGCCTCTTAGAGAACTCCATCTCCTTCAATAGCAACATCCCAGCCTTGTAAAGCAAAGGATAGCCGAGTTGCGTGACATGAGCGCACAAGAGTGAGTCAAAGCTGCAAGTTACTTGGTACTGAACGCTCAAGCCTCCCGTGAAGGCTCCTCCGCTTATGTTCAAGTCAAGCAAAGGCGCACTCGTTGGTATCTCAATAGCTCTCTCCAACATATTCTCCGTCCAACGATAATTCCTGCCACATCCACCGCATCCATAGGTCGGGTACAAACCCGTTTGGAAGGAAGCCACCGAGGTCGCATTGTAAAGGACGGCCAGGTTCAACATCTGACCGTTGGATTGATAGGTCTTGTTGATCACGACCCTCGTAACCGCATTGGCTACCGAGGTGATATTAAAGGTGTCCAAGGTCGCTCCTGTTCGCAAATCCACGACCCTCACCAGCACAACGCCCGAACTTGGGAGCAACAGGCTGATAGAAGAAATGGTGACGGAGATGTAATCAACCTGGCGATAACGCATTCCTATGCCCCTCCACACCGCAGCAGCAGGCAACGCTTCAACGGACTCGCCATAGAAGCCTAAGTCCCCATTGAAGGCCGAAGTCGTGTAATTCCAACGGCTCTGCAAGTAAGCCAAAGACTCCGCTTTCAGCATATTGGCCGCTTGGTCAATCTTGCGCTCAATAAGCGTATAGGCGGTCTTGTCCTCCTCGTTCACGCCAGAGTCAAGGTCACGGAGGCTTATGCCCGTTAGGTCATTGATATAAAGGCCACTAATGGGCGGTGCATCCGCAGGACAAAGCCCACGAATGCCGATTAAATTATCCCAACAATTACTCATAAGACAAAGGTAAAACAAAAAAGGGGATGCTTTCGCACCCCCTTCTTGTCGCATACAACCCGAAGGATTAGTTGTTCACAGTACCTTCAAAGATGTAATTCACGCCACGGAGCTGATCGTTCAAGAAGAACACATCAGAAGGAAGCGTCACGAACTTGTAGGAAAGACCCATGAAGAACTTCCATTGGTTACAATCCAGCTGAGCATAGTAATCAAATTCCAAGCCGGTTTCGGGGTCGGAAATCGTACCCTTCTTGATGGACTGGTCATCAATTACACGGATGCCGTCAGCACCACGGAAGGCGTTGTAACGGATCATCTGCACACCGCCTGGGGCGAGGAATGCGAAGCCGTTAGCGTTGCCCTGGGCAGCACCAATGCGAGGCTCAAAGAAGAAATACGACTGAGCATCGGAGTTCATCATTTGCTGAAGGTCAACGTTCACCGTTGCACAGCAATGAGATTTCAATGCGGTCATGTACTTCTGGACAAGCTCACCACCGATGATGATGGGGCGGTCCCAAGCCTCGGCCAACTGATACTGATAAATCACATCGGACATGAAGTCATCGGCATAAACGTAAGATACGTTTTGAGCCTTGGTCCGAGTGGTCAACAGGGTGCGAGCCACGTTCACGGTAGAACCTGGGTCAGAGGAGTACAAGCCATTGTTTGTGCCAATGAATGTAACGGCCTCCTGGTTAATGTACCGCTTGATAGCCTGCATATGCATGGCCAACTGCCGGGCGATGTAGGACTCGTCATTTTCACAACGAGGAGCCAAATCGTCCAGGCCGATAGACCAACGGCGAGATGCACCGGTGTTGGGGTCAATGTTGTAAACCCGTGAGGTTTCACCAAATTCAGGACCAGCAGCACAGTTCAAAGTCGCAGAGGTTGAAGTGGTGCTATCAGTCATCCTTGGCTGATAGACAACCTCAACTTGGCGATAATGGCCGTTCTTGGTGTCAATTTGGTTTTGGAGAATACCCGATTCGTTCATGGGGCTTGTGACCGCACGAAGGGTATTGATGTGTCCGGGGAACATCGTTGGGTCGGCATTGAAATAGCCTGCATCCAACCGCTCCTGAATGTTCGGACACGATACGAAGGAATTAAAAGCGTATGACATTTTGTTAAAATGAAATAAAGATTTGTCGGCTATTTCTTGCCAAGCCAGGCACCATGAGGCTTATTGTCCCTCTTGACACATCATCGTGCGTTCAGTTCTTCTCTATGCTTTATGGCCCTTGGGTGAAGAAAACGCTCACCACGAGTACCTTCTTTGTTGGAAGCAGAAGTCCGAATTGGAGGCGTGTCTTGCTTACCGGCATCTCCTGCTTTCTTGAGCATTTGAGCCTTTTCGGCCTCACTCCTTACCAACTCTTCGGGCGAAAGATACGCAGTCCCCTTATCATTCTTGATTTGGTTGCCCTGCTTATCCGTCACCGTTAACTTCCCATCCGACAATGCAAAGATATACTTTTCATTCAATTCTATGTCAAAACCCTTCTTCGCAAGGGAATTGACCGAATCGCTCCAAGGCACATTGGCCTTAATCTTCATAACCTCTTGGTTCACAATGTAATTCTCAATGGCCTTCTGCGACTCCACCTCCTTCTGCTCCAACTTCTGCGTCAACTCCCCAGCCAAGGTTTCGTACTCGCCCTTCTGCCTTTTCAGTTCAGCGAGTTGAGCCTTGTAAGTCTCATCATCCTTGCCGCTGTTTTGGGCTTGAGTTTTCAGCTCATCCACTTGAGCTTGAATGCGCTGTTGGGCAACCTCAAACAAATCCGACAACTTCTTGCCCTTCACATCGTCCTCGGTGAGGTTGAAGGCACGCTTGAACTTGGTCTCAAGGCTTCCGAGTGTCTTGCCCGTTACCTTGTTGCGGATGTCCTCATCATCAACGGCCACCTCACGAGCGACATATTTCTTGGCGAGTTCTTCCTTGAATTGGTCAAGGCTTTCAAAATCCTTCTCTTGGTCAAACAGCCATTTGGCCATCTCTTTGGAGTCTATGCTCATTTTCTACGGGTTTTAGTGGTTGTGGTTTCTTCGGTCGGAATCTCGGCCTGCTCCTCTTCCTCCGCTACCTCTTGCTCAAACACCTCTTCATCGGCAGGGACTTCGGGGGTCTGGTCCATAAACTCCTGCGTTGAAACAACGGCCACAGGCTCTTGGGCCACCAACATCGGTCTGCGCTTAGGCAATTCCGGGATAGAAGCCGAGAAGGTTTCGGGAGTGGCGTGGAGCATCGTTTCGTCAAGAATACGCATACCGTACTTTTTGAGAAACTCGGTGTTTTTCGCAACCGCAATGGTCACAAGAATCTGCTCTCCATCCGCACGGAGAACAGGAACGCATCGTCCTGTAATTCTTTCGTTCATAAGGTTAAAGGTTTAGGTTTTAGGTTTGTACCGCAAATATAAACAATAATGGGCAAACTAAACTTGAGGGACAAGCCAATGCCTGCAACGATAGCCTCCCAAGTAGATAAAAATGGTGGATTCATCGGTGCCGACAATCTTGCCCTTCCAATCCCCTAATTTGCCCCAAGAGCGCACTTCTTCCTTCGTGAATACCTTACCATCCCTCGCCACACAAAATGGCCGAGAATCGTTTACTAAGCCTCCTGCGTACAAGTATTTCTTAATGCCCAAAGCCTCGCCCATCGCAAAGGTGAAGGAGCGATCAATGACCGCAAACATCGTGTCAGCCGTAAGCGTGGCCGTGTCAAAGAGCAACCCCTTTTTTCCAGCACCCCCTTTCACGATTTGGGCAATGCCCTCCTCCAAAGCGGTTCGGTCAGAGCCAGAGGCAATAGATGCAAGGATAAAGTTCCTCAAGGCCGTTGAAAAGCCCGACTTAAAGTTCGTCAAGTCCTCAAGCATAGAGGTTGCTTGGGCCTCGTAATCAATGCCGGAAACCGCATCAGGGTCAAGGCCCATCTTGCGGTACATCTCTCTGGTAAGTTCGGCCTGGGCATCCACCTTGTCCATCAAGAAGACCAAGGCATCAAAATACTTGCTCCCGGCAACGGCCCCATCAACTCCATCCATAAAGGCATTGACACGAGCATAATTGGCTGTGTCAAAAGATATATTGCCGTTCTTGTCGTAACTGAATAAAGCGAGCAGGGCAATGATAAGAGGCAGAACCTCGTTCTGCGATTCCTCCACCTGCTTGCCAAACTCCTCGCCAATCGTGTCCAAGTTCTTCTGCTTCTTGGACTTAATTTGCTCTAAAGTCATATTACGATTCTTCCTCCTCCTCCTCTTCCTCCTCGCCTTCTTCCTCTTCTTCTTCTTCTTCTACCGGTGCGGCAGGAACAGCCGTCCGTGCGTTCATAACGCTTTGGGCAGTCATCCTGGATGAACCCTCATCCTCTGGCACCAACTTCTTGGCCATCTCTATCAACACCGCCTTCTGCTCGGCCAAGGTCAGCGTTAAGAACTCCTCGTTCTCCGACAAAGCTTCCTTAATCAAGGACTCCAACTCAAAGTGCATTATCGCCTTCCACTTGGGGGCAATGCCCGAAGCAACCAACGCCAAGACATCCCTCGTTTCAAGATTGAAGAAGGGGTCAACCTGGACGCTCAACTTCATTATCGCACTTTTCTCCTCCTGGATGGGGAAGCGAGTGTCAAGGTATTGCTGGGCCAACATCGCCTTGGAAAAGGTCGGGGCCAACTTAATCTCTGCGGTCAACTCCGCATCGGTGCGCATCTCAAAGTTCTGCGGATAACGAACCGCAGGCATCTTCCAGGCATCCCCATAACGCATCCTCCCAATCGTGTCCATAGCGAACTCATAGTCGGCAAAGATGGTGTTGGCAAAGCGGAGAAGGAAGGAATACAGTTCCTCCCGGTCAATGGCCTTACCCGTGGCGGTCTCACGGCCCGAAATCTTCTCGTTGTTCATTACATCAATGGACAACAACTCAAAGGCCATCTGGATATTGGTAATGACTTGCTTGTTTAGGAAGTCAAGGATTTGCGGATCCAACTCAATGAACCCAGCAGGAGGGATGTTCACCTTGGTCTCCACCTCGGTTGTGAAGCGGTTCGGGGTCTGCACCTGGTACACCGACATCGGCCCAAACATCCGCTTCGTGCCAGAGCCTCCGCAATTAGAGCAGGCAATGGCTACTTTCTCCTCAAAGCCTAACGCCTCCTCAATCTGCCCAGAGCCGTTGCACTTGTCACACTCGTCCACATATTCCCACTTCTGCAAGAAAGCGTGGCTGAACTTGGACATCTGCAAGGTGCTGAAATCGCACACGGCTTGGTCCAAAGCAGGGATGGCAGGGGTGTAGAAGGATTGGAAATAGTAATCGCCGTGTTCCTGCACCGAAATACCTCCGAGCCTCGTGCAAGGCAAATAGCCAAGGTTGTGGCGATAGTAAAGGCCAATCTCAAACTCATAATCGCCCTTCTTGCCGATTTGCTTGGCTATCTGAATCTCGTTCTTGTCAAAGATGTAGAAGACCAAGCCATCATCCGTCTTGGTACGGCCATGCTCAACCTCGGAACCGTAATCGGCCTTTAGGAAGGCATACTCGCCCTCCTTCCACCCCCACACTCGCTTGGAGTGAAAGCAATGGGCCACGGGAGTGGTTTCAACGGTGTCATTGAAGGTGCCGTCCTCAAAGTATTGAAGGTCGGTAGGCATAACGGCCAAGACCGCATTGGGGTCGGTCAAGGTCATAAAGGTCACAATCTGCTGGAAATAGTTCTCCAACGAACCAAAGCGAGGATAATCCTCGTTGAAATACCTTTCCTGGGAAGCGTCCTCAAAGCGAACCTCGTAATTCTGCCGATTCCACACTCGCCCAGCGATGTTTACGGCCTTATGGAAATAAGGGACCGTTATGGGCTTGTAGATGTTCTTCCGATAATTGAACTCGTGAGGGAGTTCGTTGGGGGCTTTCTCCCGGAACAGCTTTTCGGGGAAGGCATCGTAATCGGAGTGAATCCGAAGCCTCATCTCCATCTCCACGCAAGACTGATAGGTCGGGTAGAAATCGGGGATATAGAACTTGTCAGACTTTTTCTTAACCTCGTACTTCTTGTACTCCGTTATGATTTTGTCTAACAGGGGGAGAATTTCCTCTGTTGTCATGGCTATCGCTTTTTACCGCCTCTGCATTTGCACATTGGGAATGGTTTTATGCTCAAAATTAAGGCATAATTCGCTATTACAAGTATGCCTTAAACTCATCAAAGAACGATTCGTAAGGGTATTGTTGCTTGTTCTCAAGCTGATTCCTCATAGGGACATTGAACATTGCCTGGATTCCGTTTCGCTCTGGCTGATACTTCTTCGGCAGATTAGGGATGTCGTGTTCGCAGAACCCAGCGAAGGCACGGTTGAAAAGGCTATACTTGGCCACACCAGGCTTTACTCCATTGTCCCTCACATCGCTTGAAACATTATGGATATGGGGGCATTCAAACGATGGAGGCATAAACCCATAGTTTTCAATGTGCCGGTACATCATATCGCCATCCTCCTCTCCGAATCCCAAAAGCCTTTCGTCAAACCAATTCAACTCCTGCATCATCTTCCTAGATGTCACGAAGTGCGACCAAGAGCCGTTCAGCACGAACATATTAGCTTGGGTGGTCGTTATTTCACTCACCCTATCCATAAGGGCCTTTTTGTTGCTCACCCTTAAATCGTCATTCAGAATCAAAATGTGGGATGTCGGAGAGTGGACAACCAAATCGTTCCACATCTTCGCCAAGCCTCGCATCTCTTGGTAGAAGATGGGGCTTACATTGTCGTGATCGGCAAGAAACCGAAGCATATCCCTTCGGTATTCGTTGTCAAGGCCCGTCTTGCTTGAAGCGTTTACCGCAACAATCACATCCATACCACTCAAATCCTCAATCAAGGGGATTAGGTGGGAACGGAAACGCTCCTTGAAGGTCGTTATGCCGATATACATTACTTCGCCTTAACGCCCCAGAAATACATATCCCAACCTTGGATGGATATTTCTTTCTCCTCAAACTCACATCCCTTCAAGGCCAATTCCATATCCTTGTCCGATATGTTGCGATAGTAATCGGTTGTGAATGGAGAGTTCCATCCCTCAGACTTGGCGGTGCCGTGTTCTGGTCTTCCAGGAGCAGCGCAAGTAATAACGATTAAGCCACCTGGCTTGCAAGCCTTGTGCATCGCCTTAATGCTCTTCTTCCAGAACTTATCGTGTTCAAGCATCTCCCCGGAAATAACCACATCAAAACGCTCGTCCGTTTCCTCAATCCATTCGTGGATATAGGCAACGATGTCAACATTCTTGCCCTCCCCAATGTCCATCCCCAAATACTCGCATTCCTCAAAGAATTGCAAGTTGCTACCATTTATGTCTTGACTTCCAACATCCAAAACTTTTTTACCCTTGAACATTTCGTGGAATCTTGCCTTAACGACATTAATGAAATCTACTTGTTGTGCGTGCATAACTTATTGGTTTAGAATTGTTTGTTTAATCTTTGAGTAAATCGTGTATTCGTTCGCATACTTACGAACCCAAGCGTTCATCTGAAACAGAATGAAGTCGTAATCAACTGAAGAGACGATGCGTTCAATCTCGGCCTTTGCAAAAGATCCGTTGCCATAAGATTCAAGGCGAATGGCAAAAGGGATATGCTCGTGGATGTTTCTGGCACCCACATAAATAGGGATGGTTCTACATAGAACCGAATCAATAATCTTGTCAGAGATGTAATCGTCCCAAATGCCGTTCTCCATACATACCGAAAACTTGTAGGGGATCAAACCATCGGCCTTGTTGCCGAGTTCGCCTTTGCATCCCCTCACATTCAGGCCACGGCCATAAACATCAACCCATCCGCAAGAGGCAAGCTCCTTGGCTATCTTATACCTAAACAGGTAAAAGCCGTGGGCGATGTTGCTCGTC